AGCTGTACCTGAGTTAACTCCGTTGTTGATGGACTTGCTCAAGTTCGGTGTCCAAGGCTTCCGTGTTGGTCGTACATTAGAGGGTGAGTTTGATACATTCGCTGATGCAGAGAAAGAAAAACAAATGCAAGTGGCTGCTAACCCACAACCACCAGCTCCAGACCCTGAGATGATTAAAGCGCAAGCTGAACAACAAAAAATGCAGATGCAAGCTCAAATCAAGCAAATGGAGATGCAAGCTGAAGCGCAGCGTGAAGCTCAACGCCTAGAGTTTGACAAGTACAAGTTAGAGCTAGAAAACAATACCAAGGTTCTTATTGCTGAGATGTCTGCTAAGACTGACCTACACCTCAAGTCATTGGATATTAATGCGGCTAAAGAGCAGGAAACACTTACTGAGGTCACTCCTGGTGGCATTGAGCAACCTACATCTGCGTTATCTAGCTTGGTTGATTCAATCAACAACAACATGGCCACAATGGTTGCTGTTCAAGCTCAACACAACACAGACTTGTTAACGCAACAACAAATGGCTCACCAAAACTTGGTGCAACAATTGACCAAACCTAAACAAGTAGTGCGTGGTGCAGATGGTAAAATAGTCGGAGTCCAATAATGGCATTAGTTCTAGCGGATAGAGTATTAGAAACGACTTCTGTCGCTGGTACAGGAGATGCAAGCCTTAGTGGTGCTATAACTGGCTATCAACCATTTAGCGTTATTGGTGGCGGCAATACAACTTATTACACCATCGTGGCTATTGATGACAACGGGTTGCCTACAGGCGATTGGGAAGTTGGCATTGGCACTTATATAACAAGTGGCAACAAAATTAGCCGTGACACAGTATTGTCATCATCTAACGGTGGTGCTTTAGTTTACTTTGCTTCAGGCACTAAACAAATCTTTCTAGACTTACCGTCTGAAGAAGTTTTGCTATCTGCTGGTGATGTAACTGGCCCTGCTAGTGCTGTAGCTAACAACTTTGCTGCGTTCAACATGACCACAGGCAAACTAATCAAGGATAGTGGCTATAACGCTTCTAGCTTTGCTACGGCTGCTCAAGGTGCATTAGCTGATACGGCTGTGCAACCAGGTGACTTAGGCACTGCTGCTTACTTAGACGCTGGCTCTGCATTAGGTGTGGCTACATTAGACGCTGGTGGTAAAGTGCCAACAAGTCAAATCCCACAGATGGGTGACTTAAATTACCAAGGCACATGGAACGCTACTACTAACAGCCCTACATTGACTAGCTCTGCTGGCACTAAAGGCTTTTACTATGTCGTGTCAGTTGCTGGCTCTACTAACCTAAACGGCATTACCGATTGGAAGGTAGGCGATTGGGCTGTGTTTAACGGCTCCGTATGGGAAAAGATAGACAACACTGACGCTGTGACCTCTGTAAACGGTTACACAGGCACTGTGGTATTGACGGCAACAGATGTAGGTGCAACTCCAGCCACTTCAGGCACATCTATCCTATATGGCAATGGCTCAGGTGGTACAAGCAATGTAACCGTAGGCTCAGGCTTAACCTTTGTTGCTGGCACACTAGCGGCAACAGGTGGTGGTGGTGATGTAGTAGGCCCTGCAAGTGCTACAAATCACGCAATAGCTAGATACGATGGCACAACAGGCAAGCTAATACAAAACTCTGCTGTTACCCTTGATGATGCTGGCAATATCATTGGCGCTGATTCAGTTCAGTTCAGTGGCACTATTCCTACAGGCACTATCCCTACTGGCACATTGTATTTTGACAACTCAAACAACAGTTTGAACTTTCAACAAAATGCAATTACGCAACAGATTGGTGAAGAAACATTTATTTACGGCAAAGCCTCTGCTGCTATTACTGAAGGTCAATTAATCTGCAAGACAGGTGCTGTTGGTGCTTCAGGTGTTATTACTTTCGGCCCATCACCTGCCAACTTGACTGACAATGATGGCATTATTGGTGTAGCAACAGAGAACATTGCTTTAAATGGCTTTGGTCGCATTACTACATTTGGTATTGTGCATGGCATTAACACTACAGGTTCAAGCGTAGGTGAAACCTGGGCTGACGGTGATACCTTATGGTATAACCCAGCAGGTTCAGGCAAATTAACTAATGTTAAGCCTACAGCGCCTAACATTAAATACGCTATTGCTACGGTAACACGCGCAGGTGCTGGTGGTTCAGGTTCAATTCAAGTTGGCTTAGTTCCAGGGTCTGTATTAGGTGGCACTGATAGCAATGTGCAATTAACTCCTGCATCTAACGGTCAAATACTTACTTACGATAGCGCTGATGCGTATTGGAAGAACACTAGTTTAGCTGCTGGAACAGGCATCTCTGTGTCTGCTGCTAGTGGCGGTGTTTTAACAGTAACTAACTCAGCTCCAGACCAAACGGTAGCCATTACAGGTGCTGGTGGTGCAGTAGTAACGGGGACATACCCTAACTTCACTATCACGACACCTAGCGGTACAGTGACTAGCGTAACAGGCACAGCTCCTATTAACTCTACTGGCGGTGCTACACCTGCAATTAGTTTGGCGGCAAACTATGGTGACACACAAAACCCATATGCAAGTAAGACAGCCAACTTTGTATTAGCGGCACCAAATGGAACTGCTGGCGTCCCTACATTTAGAGCGGTTGTAGCGGCTGACATCCCTACGCTAAATCAAAACACTACAGGCACTGCTGACAATGTGACAGGTATTGTGGCCATTGCTAATGGTGGAACTGGCGCAATAACGGCTCCACTAGCTAGAACTGCGTTGGGAGCTACAACCGTTGGTAGTAACTTCTTTACGCTAACAAACCCAAGTGCCATTACATTCCCAAGAATGAATGCTGACAATACAGTTTCAGCATTAGATGCGGCTACATTTAGGACGGCAATTGGTGCAGGGACAGGGTCAGGCACAGTAACATCTGTAACAGGAACAGCTCCAGTAGTTTCAAGCGGTGGTGCAACTCCTGCCATATCAATGGCGGCAGCAACTACATCGGTAAGTGGTTATCTCACATCAACCGATTGGAATACATTTAATGGCAAGTATTCAGTAGGCGGTGCGTTAGGTACACCATCTAGCGGTACTTTAACTAATTGCACATTCCCAACGCTTAACCAAAACACAACTGGCTCGTCAGGTTCATGTACAGGCAACGCGGCAACGGCTACAACAGCAACCAACTTATCTGGTGGTACAGTAGCGGCTACGACAATCACTGCAACAGGTTCAATCACTGCGTTCTTCTCTGATGACAGATTAAAAACTCGTCACGGTAAAATTGAAAATGCTTTAGAAAAACTACATACACTAGATGGGTTTTACTACACACCAAACCAAGTAGCGCAAGACTTAGGCTATGAGGCAATACAAGATGTAGGTGTGTCTGCACAAGCTGTTCAAGCTATATTGCCTGAAGTGGTAGCTCCAGCTCCTATTGATGACAAATACTTAACCGTAAGGTACGAGAAACTAGTGCCTTTGCTTATTGAAGCCATTAAAGAATTAAAAGCAGAAGTTGACTCGCTGAAAGGTAAATAATGTTTGGGTTTAATCCATTTGCTACCACAGCATTTAATGCTTTAAAAAATGCAATTATGGTTAACCCCGATGTATGGGGTTCTAAAGGCGGCCTAGGTCGCAAGAAGAAAGAGCATATACGCAAATCAGCTAGGGCTGAGATGCAAGACCATGTTAAAGAATTATTTGCAGAACCAGTAGCAACAGACTTGCAGGAAGAGGTCGCTAAGTATGTCAAGCCATCACAAGGCTTGTCTATCCACTCTATTGACTACGGCAAGCTTGCTCAAGACGCAGAGCTAGTGCAGCGTATTATCAGCAGATATAAAGAGATGCAACAAGAGCAGGAAGACGAAGCTCTTATTTTAATGTTTACATAAGGATCGGCTATGTCATTTTTACCAGAGTGGTACTCAAAAGGCGTTACAGCACAAGATGCAAACGGTGGTTTTGGTACCGCTGCAATGTTTAACAAACCTACAGCAGAGCAGCAAGGTGACTTTGGCGGTTACTTGCCTAAATTGATTGCTATGTTGCGTGGTGGTGGTGAAAAGACTGCTGACCAAGGTATGCCTGAGCAATCTATGCCTATGTCTAATGCTATGCCTAATTACACACCACAGCAAACTCAACCAGTTGGCCCTAACATGGGTCAAGTAAACAACCCTAACACGATGAGTCCTAATGGGCAGATTATGCCTAACTGGAATAGAACTTATGGCGGCTATTAATGAGATAACTGGCGATTCTATACAGACTCGCATGAAGGGTAAAACCTTTGATGATAACTACGACAAGATAGATCGCACAGTAAAGTTAGAAGAAAAGAAAGAAGAGCAAGAGGATGACCTAGTCACCATGAAAGCTGAGTTCCTAGAAAGATGGAATCTTAGCGGTGAAGAAGGTGAGAAGGTTTGGCAAGAGAAGCTGGTTATGATGTATAGGCAAGGGACTGTTTCATTGCCTTATGTTCGTGAAGACTACAAGCCCTATCAGTCAATGATTGATGGTCGCATGATAGAGGGCAAGAAAGCCCATAGGGAGCATTTAAAGCGTAACAACTGCATAGAGGCAGGTGATATGCCTATAAAGAATCCAGAAAGACCTAGGGATAACTTGAAAGAGCAAATTGCAAGAGAAGTTTACAACAAATTGCGTTATTAATAAGGGAGCAACAAATGGCAAAAGTTTCAAATTTAACAGGTTCAGGTATCGCTGGTGGTGCTGCACAATCTGTAGTTGGTTTCGTATCATTGGCTCAAACAGCTAGTGGTGCTACACAAGGCGCACAAACCGCTGTTAGTGATATCGTGCAATACACAGTATCTACTGCTGATTACGGCCCTACATTGTCAGCTACAGCAGCACCTGGTGACACAGTAACTGTAATTAATGGTTCAGCTAACACAATCAAAGTATGGCCAGCAGTTGGTTACAAAATCAACAACGGTTCTGCAAATGCAGCTTTATCTATCGCTACATTATTAACAGCACAATTCATCTCTTTAGGTGATGGTAACTGGGCAGCAATCAAGTCAGCTTAATAAATCGACATAAGTTAGTTATGTGTCGATAAAAATCAGTTTCATAAACACAAGGAAAGCAAAATGGATAACCAGACTACTCTGGAAGAGCCAATTAGCCTTCGAGATACAATCGAAAATGCTATTGAATCAACAGAATCAGCAGTAACAGAAAATACGACCTCACAGGACGCTGTAGAAAGCGATAAAACTTCTCGCCCTAGGGATGAGTCAGGTAAGTTCGCTAAAACCTCTCAAAACGCTTCACAAGGGCTTACAGAGGCATCTGATGGTAATGTTGCCGAAAAAGATACAAATGTAGCTGAAATAAACACAAAACCTCGTCCTAGTTCATGGAAAAAGGACTATGAAGAGCATTGGGGTAAGTTAGACCCAACTTTGCAAGATTATATACAGCAAAGAGAAGCTGATTACGCTAAAGGCGTGTCAACTTACAAAAACCAATGGGATATGGCGCAACCAGTAATGGAAAGCTTGCGTCAGTTTGAGCCATTGTTACAGCAATACGGTGTAGCTCCACAACAATGGATTACACAGCTAGGTAATGCTCATGCAAAACTGGTTTTGGGTACACCTGAACAAAAGATGCAAACATTCCAACAACTAGCTAATGACTATGGAATTAACCTAGGTGCAGTATCAGGCCAAACAGGTTACGATCCACAGTTCTCACAATTAGCTCAAGAGTTGGCGCAAATAAAGAATCAATGGTCTAGCTTTCAATCTCAACAAGAGATAATGGAGCAAAACCAATTGCAGAATGAGATTTCGTCATTTAAAGATGACAAACCTTATTTTGAGGAAGTTCGTGAAACCATGGCTGGATTACTCCAAAGCGGAATGGCAAACGACCTTCAATCAGCTTATGACAAAGCTATCCGATTAAACGATGATGTATTTCAAAAAGTAAACGCTACACAAGCGCAGAAATCTGAAGCAGCTCAACGAGAAAAGGTAGCAGCCGCAAAAGCAAAGGTACTTTCACCTAAGTCAACAACGCCTACAGCGTCAATGTCTAGTGGTGGTAAGTCCGCAAGTTCTGCTAGAGATGCAATTATGCAAGCTTTTGAACAGCACTCTAGTGGTTTAATCTGACAATAAATAAGGAGTGACATTATGGCTTTCGCCAATTCAACCGTGTCAGACATTATTGCAACTACCATCCAAAGTCGTAGTGGCAAACTGGCTGATAATGTAACATTAAATAATGCAGTACTAGATCGTTTACGCAAGCGTGGCAATGTTCGCCCATTCTCAGGCGGTAATGTGATTTTAGAAGAAATCATGTACAACGACAGCAACACAAACAACACTAACTCATACAGCGGTTACGAAACTCTGAACATTGCGCCTAACAGCCCAATCTCAGCAGCTCAATTCTCTATTGCTCAGTATGCGTCTGCTGTTACCATCTCTGGCTTGGAAATGTTGCAAAACAGTTCTAAAGAGGCAATCATTGACTTGTTAGAAGGTCGTGTACAAGTTGCTGAAGGTCAATTGATGAACCGCATCCAAACTGACATCTACGGTGACGGTACTGGTAACGGTGGTAAAAACTTAACTGGTTTGGCTGCTGCTGTTGCAGATAGTCCATCTACTGGTGTATACGGTGGTATTAACCGTGCAACATGGTCATTCTGGCAAAACCAAGCTTTCTCTGGCGTAACCAATGGCGGTGCTGCTGTTTCTGCTGCTAACATTCAATCTTACATGACACAACTAGCTATTAAATTAGTTCGTGGTCAAGACAAGGCTGATTTGATTGTAGCTGACAACAACTACTACTCACTATATGTGAACTCATTGCAAGCTATCCAACGCGTAACTTCAGTTGATGAAGGTGCTGCTGGTTTTGCTTCATTGAAATTCTACGGTGGCGGTACATCTGCCGATGTAGTATTAGGTGGTGGTATTGGTTCTCAAGCAACTGCAAACCATATGTGGTTCTTGAACACTAACTACATCTACTTCCGTCCACATACAGACCGTAACTTTGCCCCTATCGGTGGCGAGCGTCAATCTGTAAACCAAGACGCTGTAGTGAAACTAATCGGTTGGGCTGGTAACTTAACTAGCTCTGGTCCTCAATTCAGTGGCGTTCTTAAGGCTTAGGAGATATATTATGGCATATTCAGTAACCCCCATCTCTGGCGTAAACCTTAGTTCTGCTACACAAACACAACTAGCATCTGACGGTGCAACCTTGATCCCAGCAATGGGTCCTCTAGGTAACGAAGTGTTTGGTTCAGACGGTAAACGCTATGTTTTCGCTAAAGCGGGCAACGACTTCACTGCAAGTCAAACATCATGCTCTATCAGTGCATCTACATTTGTAGCAACTACAGGTTCAGGCTCATACATTGCGCCTCCAACTGCATTGCTTACAGGTGAGTACGGCTGGTTCGGCATAGCTTCAGTTTAATAGCTAATGATTCTCTCCCCTTCGGGGGAGGGTTTCTAGGTTGCTTTCATTTCGAGAGTTACCTACAAACCCCAAACCACTTTGGAGATTCAAATGCAATACAACACAGATGTAAATAACCCCGATTCACGATTAAATGTGAAGTTTTACCAACGAGCAGTAAGTAACGAGTTTAAGAGTGCTTTAGAAGGCCGTCCTATCATGGAGATGGCAGACTTTATCTTAATAGAAGTCCCAGGCAACACTCACACAGTAATTGACACTTTTGCGGCTACAGAACACAAAGAGCGCTTCCCTATACAATGGGCAAGGTATCAGAACGAAAAAACAGATGGCGATATTGAAGGCACATTGCTTCACGATTGGCCAGTTTTAAATGCAGCTTCAGCGGCTGAATTAAAACACTTTAAATTTTATACAGTAGAGCAAGTAGCACAAGCCTCCGATGCACAATTAGGTGCAATGGGTATGGCAGCAGGTATGTCACCACTAGCTCTGCGTGACAAGGCAAAAGCTTTCTTATCTAGCGCCAAAGACACAGCATTAGTTCAACAACAAGCAGACGAGCTTCGTAAGCGTGATGAGGAATTAGCGGCAGTTAAGGCTCAACTAGCAGAGTTAGCACAGAAAATGAATCAACCTAAAGCTGCGCCTAAGAAGGCTAAAGCAGAGGAAACAGTAGAGGAATAATATGGCAACAACTCTCTTGCAATTAGTGCAACAAGCATCGGCCGAGATGGGCTTGGCTATCCCTAATACGGTAGCTGGCAATACGGCAACTGATGTTGTACAGATGAATTATTTGATTAATGCGGCTGGCAACGAGCTTGCAAGAGAGTATCCATGGGAAGCTTTGAATGTAGAGTACGATTGGTATTCTCAATACTCTGAGTCCAATGGCGCTATTATTGATGGCACTTATGTAATTACAGGCGTAGATCCTGCTACGGTAGCGTTTATTAATGCCGCTGGTGCAACTAACTTCCAAGTGCAAGGTGAAGGCGTTATACAAAGCACTCAAGTAGTGTCTGCCTTAGGCACTAGCGTTACAATTAACAGTGCTGCTACTAGCGATGGTTCTGGCAACTATGTGTTTGGTCAAGTAATGTATACATTGCCTTCAGGCTTTGATCGCATAACAGACCGTACACAATACGACAAATCCAAACGCTGGGAGATGTTAGGCCCTGAAACACCTCAACAATGGCAATGGCTCAAGTCTAGCTACATCTCAACTGGTCCTCGTATCCGTTGGCGTATTATGGGTCAGAAGTTTCAAATTTGGCCACTTACATCAACTAACGAATACCTAAGCTTTGAATATATCTCAAGCAACTGGGCAACCTCTGCAGCAGGTGTAGGTCAAACTCAATTCATACAGGACAGCGATACCTGTATATATCCTGACCGTTTGATTGTGTTGGGATTGAAAAAGAAATACTTTGAAGTAAAAGGCTTTGACACTTCAGCCTTCCAGCGTGATTACGATATGCAACTTAACATCGCTAAAGCTAACGATGCAGGTTCACCAACACTATCACTAGCACCAAGAACAGCCAATGTCTTAATTGGTTGGGAGAACATTCCAGACGCTAACTACGGAGCTTAACAATGGCTAGAGCTAAAAGAGCTGTATCACAGCCAATATCATTGCCAGCACCAGTAGGCGGTTGGAACGCTAGGGACGCATTGCCATCAATGGCACCGTCTGACGCTGTTATCCTTGAAAACTGGTATCCAGCTACAACTGAAGTTGCTTTGCGAGATGGTTACGAAAAACACACTACAGGCATTACAGGTCAAGTAGAAACGCTCATGGCGTACTCTGGAGCGTCCACAGACAAGTTATTTGCTATCGCTGGTGGCAAAGTATACGATGTAACAACTGCTGGCCCTGTAGGAGCTGCTGTAGTTACTGGCTTATCTAATTCACGCTGGGGTTATTGCAACATTGCAACGGCAGGTGGCAACTTTTTATCCATGGCCAATGGTGTAGATGCACCTCGTAATTATAATGGCTCTACATGGACCACACCTGCTATAACAGGCGTTACAGCCACTACATTGCGTGATCCTATACTGTACGCTGAAAGACAGTTCTTTATACAAGATAACACATTAAAAGTGTGGTATTTGCCAGTAGACTCAATTGCTGGTGCTGCTAATTTTGTAGATATATCATCATTTATGACTAAGGGTGGTTACATTGTAGCTCACGGCACATGGACAATCGATGCTGGCCAAGGCGTAAATGATCACTATGTAATTATGACCAACAAGGGTCAAATTATTGTGTATCAAGGCATAGACCCTACATCTATAACAACATGGTCTATGGTAGGTGTGTGGGATATTGGTTCTCCAGTAGGCCGTAGAAGCTTATACAAATACGCTGGTGATATGCTTATTGTTTGCCAAGATGGTGTGGTGCCATTATCAGGTGCTTTACAATCATCTAGGGTTCAACCTAGGGTTGCTATTACCGATAAGATACAGTTTGCCATTAGTGCGTCAATAACAGATTACGGCACTAACTTTGGCTGGCAGTTAATGTATGTTCCTGGTATCAATCAATTGTGGTTAAATGTTCCTGTGGAAGAAGGAAAAAATCAGCAGCAATATGTAATGAACACCATTACAGGCGCTTGGTGTAATTACACTGGCTGGAACGCTAATTGCATGGAGATTTTTGATGACGAGCCTTACTTTGGCGGTGACGGTTATGTAGCTCACGCTTGGTTTAGTGGCGCTGACGATGGCAACAACATTACAGCTTTAGGACTGCAAGCTTTTAATAACTTTAATAGCGCTGGTACACTTAAACGCTTTACTATGAGCCGCCCTATATTTAGAACCGATGGTTCTCCAGCTATTTACGCTGGCATAAATATTGACTTTAATACAACTGCTCCAACAACATCACTAAACTTTAGTCCATCTAGTTTTGCTAAATGGGATTCAGGTATATGGGATGCAAGTAACTGGGGTGGAAACTTATCTGTTTTACAAAACTGGCAAGGTCTAAATGGTGTTGGTTATTATGGCGCACCTATTGTTAAGACTGCGGCCTCTGGCATACAAGTTCGCTGGGTGTCTACAGACATTGTTATAGAAGGTGGCGCAATCCTGTAATGTTAGTCCAAGGCGAATATGTAGCTCGTTGGGTGATGGAAAAGGTAGGCTCTTATACAGAAGGCATGACTGCTCTTGGTTGGGAAGTAGACGGTGTTATTGTTGCTGGAACGGCCTTTGAAAATTACAATGGCAACAATATGTTTGGACATCAAAGGATTGATTCTCCACCTACTAGAGAATATTGGTTTGCTATAGCTAACTATATTTTTAATCAAGCAAAAGTTAAACGCTTTACAGCTACTGTAGAAGCCGACAATCACAAAGCAATAAGCCTTAATCATAAAATAGGTTTTGTAATAGAAACAACTTTAAAAGACGCAGGTCGTAATGGTGATTTACTTATAATGACCCTATGGCCTGAAAACTGCAAAATGTTAAATTGGAGTAAAAAAAATGTTAGGTAAATTTGTGCAATTAAGATTGCAAGGTG